ATTTTTATATAAACACGTCTTCGAAATAATCAACTGCCCATTGTAGAGTCAATTTGTATATTGATGTCTGAGTGTAGTTCAATCCCATTTCGTTAATAGCCGTCATCGGAAAGCAATCTCTAAGATTTATTTTTCTAAATATATCACCTTGTTTATTGAAGACATTAACTAGTATATTTCCTGTGTAATCTTTTTTAAGACCCATAGCGCCAGTAAGAGGATTATAAATTAAATCCGACCATTGACGTAGTGTTTTAAAAACGTACATAGAGTTGTTGTCATTTAAGTTGATCTCAAATTCCATATCAACATCCAATCCAGTTCTTGCAGGAGCTGCACCAGCGTAATATCTTTTAGCAAATTTATATTGCTGTGTTATTTCCGCTGGGTTTTGATCTACCTGTAAGCCAGATACTCTAGTTACTTGCTCTAGCAATATATTAGAACTCCCTGGGTTTCCAGCTTGAACTGGAATAGCAGCCGGAGGAGTAATAATAACCTCAAACTGGTTTAGAAAAACCGGTTCGAACTTGTTGATCGAGGCCTTAGAACTTGTATAATGTGGTAATCCTGCCATGTTTTTATTTTATATATTTACATTCAAGAATTCTGTACAAATTTATTAGCTAAATTGAATGAATCCTCCTGAAGCGATACCTCCTGTTCTAGTAACTGTCATTCTATTGATGAACTTGTGAATTCCTCTTGCAGGTTCGATTATTACGTCGATAATACCTAAGTTTTGATCGATTATTGCAGGGGTATTGTTTGAAGAGTCCATAATAGTTAGATAGTTGTAGATACCTCCAACAGATCTTACTCCAGTTAAGTAGTTGTCTACTAACGTTTTAATTTCAAGTCTAACATTATCTTCGTTGAAATCAAATACGTAGTTAGAAAGTATTTCTTCAATTGCACTTTCTACAGTGATTAATAAATCTCTAACGTGTAGATTATTAAATGCTGAGTTAGTTCTTTGGTAGCTTGTTTGGTTACCGTATATTACTATACCAACTCCTCTCTTACGAATAATAGGGTTAATTCCGAATGGCTCTAAATATTCTCTATCTTGTATGTCGAAGTCATATTCTAATCCTACTAAGTTGTTAGCAGAGATAATACCTCTCTTAAGACCTGCTACGATTGAATAAGGTTCTCCTGTAATGAACTTACGAATAAAGTTATTAGAAACGTAAGGTGAAGGTGGTACATCTAAATTCTTATTGTTTTCTCTAATTGTTAAGAAAGGTGCAAAGAATCCAGAGAATTTAGCTCCTAAATCTTCATCAGGAAGAGAGAAAGTAAATGCAGGGTTTAAACTTAAGTTACCTCCGTCTGCAATATATCTAGCTTGTAAAAGTGGAGCTGGATCTGTTGCAGTAGGTGCAGAAGTAAATCTAGGATCTACAGATTCAGAAAACTTCTTCATTGAAGGTAAGTTACATATTGCTAAACATTTTTGTCTGTTCTTAGCAAGTTTAGTAAGCTGGTATTTACAGTTTGGTTGAATACCTCCGTCAAATGTATCAACAATATATCTGAATGTAATTACGTCAGTGTCTGCTAATGTTCTAGCAAGATTAGTGTTGTAAAGAACATCAAGAATTTCGTTCATTCTTGTATCTGTTCCGTTAGGCATAGAAGCTGCCTTAATATCGGCTCCAGGAAGATACGTGAAGTTGAATGTTCTAACAAACTCTTGTACGTTTTTAAATTTCCAAACTCTTGTAGTAGTACCAGGATATAGTTTAATAGGTCTTTCAGTTTTAACTTGTATCGTATAAACTCCAGGTGATGTTGCAGAAGATACTGTTTTAACTTCTAATACTCTTGTTAATCTAGACTGAAGATTTTCAGTTAAAGGATTATCATAGATCTGTATATCAGTTGATACTAATAGATCTCCAACTTTTATACCTGATGAGTTAGCAACCGCAGTAGATAATTCAATAACGTTAGGTTGTAACTGAGTTATAATATCTACATAGTCACTTATGTTACCTGCAGTTGATACTATATTAAAGCTTTCTCCTGTTGTTTGGTTAGTTCCTATAGGAAGAGAACTTACATAAGTAGTATCCCAAGTTGCAATAGCTTCCGGTGTGTTAAATGTATCATCTGCAAAAGCTCTACAAACTAGGATGTTGTAACCATCTCTATCTACATTAACTTCAAATTTTAAGTATTGTAGTAATGACCCTGTGTCATCTTTCCAATCGATATCACCATCACCAATGTTACCCTTTACC